GTAGTATCATTATCTATTCCTACAAAGTCGTATTGGTTTACTACTGCCATTATTCCATAAAGAAGGCTTTAGCTTCTATCTCCTGTTTTAATTCTTCTTGAAACGTTGTATTTAATTTCTCCAAGACCGCATCTAAATCTCTTACTAAAGAGTGTGAGACGTCTGCGTTATACTCATCGCTAGCTCTGGTTAATGATTGAACTATCTTGGCCATTATCTTCTTCCTCCTGCATGTACATCTAACCTAAAAGTTCCCATCTTCCAATTAGTATCTATTGCGGTATTTGATATTTTAACTGCAACCGATCGACCTCGTGCCCTGCACGATTGATAGTTAGTGGCTGAAGTAATAGTAAAAGGTCCAAGACTAGAACTCGCTGCAGTTTGATTAGGAAAATTTCTTAAATCTAATTCAACTATAGTGTTTCCAGCTTGAGTTATAAAGTCGGGTAAAAATCTACTGACTCTCATTATAAATTCTCCGTCTCCTCTGAATGTAATTCCTTGTTTTTTATCTTGAGTAATATCAAAATCACCTGAAAGAATATTAGCAGGAATAGCAGCAGTCACCCCTCCTTTAATTTGGTTTACTCCAGTTTCATGTTCATAATAAATTGAAATGCCATCAGTATTTCCTACTGTATCACAGGTATCGGTACCTGCATCATATAAGGTAGCATGGGGTAAACCAAAAACAGCTGAGTCTACCCAAGTCGTTCGAGGATAAAGTGAGTTGGCGTTTGTGTACCAAATAGGTCTAGACGGAGTTGAATCTAAATAACTATAGACCACACATCTATTTACCACATTGGAACCTGATGTTGGATAAAACCACATCACCTCTCCGAATAAATTATTAATTCCACAATAAATGAATTGATTTGAAGTTGTATTTAAATCATCATAAACATAATCTTCTACCAAACAATCCATAGATTCCAGTTTACCTGTAAATTTAAAGAAACCATTATCAGACATCCAGTACGCAGCACCATCAACTTCAACAGATGCATTCTTTCCTATCAGTCCACAGTTGGTTCCCACTTGTTCAAAAGCAAATGTAAATGGCTGACCTACAAAACGCATGGTAAATAATGAAGTATCCGTCCACACGTAAAGTGCATTTCTACCTAGTTTACCTCCCATGATCCGTGAGCCGGCAGCCAGTCTTTGTGTGCCAGCACTATTAACTGCAGTAGGTGCCCAGTCAGTTATATCCTCTTGAGAAGAGAATCTTATAAACATATCGTCTTGTGTAGTTGTGTCTCCAATTGTAGTTTCTGTTCCGAATAAAACTAAGTGACGATCCGGAGTAGAGACTAACATATCTCTAGACGCGGTCGGTGCACCACTAACAATTGTTGCTCTTGTTGCTGTTGCATTAGCTAAATCTGAATCCCATTCAAATACAGCACCATTAAAAATTAAAGCTAAAAGAGTACTTCCTAAATTATCCAAGGACCAGAGACCAGGTTCTGCAACTTTATCCGTTGTAGAAGAGGCTTCATTCCATGCGCTATAATCAGTGATATCAGTAACGGTCGCTCCATCAGAATGTGTAGCTTTTGTTGTTCCATTAATTTCTCGAACAACTCCAGTTAATACATTTGAACTAATTCCAGTATAACTAAGATCCTCTGTATCTATTCTTATTTCACTAGTTCCACTAGTAGGAAAACCTAGTGAACTGGTTAGTGTAATACCAGTCGTTGCATCAGCATCAGTGATTGCTCCATTTAAAGTTGTCGTTTGAGGAGCTGTTACTGTTCCAGACCATTGAGATATACCCCATCCAAAAACACCAACCTGTTCAGCCGGTCCTACTGGATAGTACCACTTAACAGAAAGGTCTCCATCCGTAGCGGTTGCGCTTGCAGTGGAGCCCATAGTAATAGTAACTGAGGTAGAATCTACTACTTTAGTTATCATAAAAGTTTTGTCATCAAAATCAGAAGCTGAATAACCAGAACCTGTTGGAACGGTAACACTTTCAAGCAATAAAATATCTCCTGCTGTCATTCCAGCTGTAGAAGATAAAGTAATTGTAAGGATAGCAGAGCTACTAGTAGAAGCTAGTTTGTCAGTTAAAGCTCCGAAGTCAGTTTTAATTGGGTGGATGTCATAATAGGCTTCACCTGTATAAGCGTATAAAATTCTATTGGTTCCTACAATGGAGTATTTAATTCCTTCTTTATTAACCATCTGATGTAACGCTCGCGCGGCACCCGTTAAAGATTTATCTCCTAATTGAGACCATCCCCCTATTTTTTCAGGAGTGCCATATCTAAAACGAACGTTCTCACCCCCCGTCCACTGTGCTTCAGCACCAGTAGATGTAATTTGTTTATTAAATCCTGGTAAAAAACCTATTTTTTGTAACATACATAATCCTTATAAAGGAGACAGTAGGTATGGTGGATTACTGTCTCCCTCATAGGGGTATATCATTATAAATTTAAAGTATCAACTCTGTTAAGCCACTATTTGATCCTACAGTTCCTTTGTAAAAAGTGTTAAAAGCTAGACTTATTCTTGTATTAGCTCCTTGTTTGGTTTCTACTTGATGAGTAGTTGAGGAAGGAAACATAAATAAATTACCTGTTTCTACAGGAAAAAACCAAGTTTCAGAGTTCCATATATTATATTTTGTTTTATCTATTTCAGGTTTAATTTGTTGATAACCTCTACTACTACTACTAAAAAGTATTTTATCGTTTTCTTTGTCTGAATCAAAATATAACACACCTGATATAACTGAATTAGGATGTTCGTGTTTATGATGATATTGATTAGCTTCGGTATAATTTAACCACGATTGAGTTATATAAAGCTTTATATTATTCTTTGGACAAATAATTTTTTCTAAATAATCTTTGCAATGTTTATCTAAAAACTTTTTAATATTTTTAAATTGTTTTCTATTTAATATGTAATTATCTTCGGTATTAATATTACCTGTATTTTTTTTGCAATGTTTTTTTTGTTCATTTACAAATTGTAATTCTTGTTTTGTAAATCCTCTTTCTATAGAAGTGGTGTATATGGGTATTGGAAAAATATTATTAATTACAGGTTTTTTCATTACCAAACCCAAGATACATAAGAATATCTTGTTCCTTTTGTTACAGGTTTAACTAAATGTGGGTATAAAAATACAGAAGGAAAAATAATTAAATCTCCAGCTTTAAATTTAATTTCATAGTCATCAAACATAATAAATTCTCCCCCCTCATAATTATCATTTAAAACAGCAACAATACTTAACATTGGTATTCCTTTTACATCTCCTGTAAATAAATCGTGAATGTGGTCAACGTGTTTTGACATAATTTGATTTTTTTTGTATCTGTTAAATCTTATTTGACTAAATCCAGTCCAACCAACCACGGTATCTCCACTAATTTTATCAATAATAATATATCTTTCTAATGCTTTCCAAGTTAATTTCATTAACTCTTTATAATGAGTTAATTTTTCTCCCCCACAAATATCAAGTTCTCTATCTCCATTTCTAATGTAAGTATCACTTGCATCCTGAAAATTTTGATATTTATGTGGTTTCCAAGTTTTATCTTTTTTAAGTTCTTTTAAAGAACTTTTTAAAATATTATTAGGAATCCAATTATTTAAATGAAGTATATAATCTTTTATTTTTTTCACCACCACCATCTTTTAAATGTAAATTATTATTTAACGATTGTCAACAATCCATTGTTGTGTTTCTTCATTCCAATTATAATACTTACCATCATCTGGATAAGCAACTGGTGCTTCCCATTGACAAGTAGTTTCATTTAATATCCACGATTCGTAAGGTTGAGGTTCTATGAAAGCATCTCTTGTTTGGTCATAAGTATAACCAATACCTGCATAATTTTTTCTTATACTTCCATCTTTAGAAGTTTGTTTCCAAACATCTTCTGTATTATATAAATTATTTAAAAAATCTACTCCGGCTTGTTCTGTAGTTGCAATATCATTTGATACTACATGAACTGCTTCTATTATATTACCAACTCCTAATTTTGCAAAATGTGCCATTATGCTGTGTAACTCCCTGAGCCTGTAAATTTAATAATTGTATCTGCTCCATCTGTTGAAACTGTTGGCGAACCTGTTGTAGATGAAGAATAATTTGCTGTTGGTACTCTTAAAATTAAAACACCATCTCCCCCAGCACCAGCAGGATGAGTACCAAGTCCACAACCACCACCTCCTCCTAATTCATCTGTACCTGGTTCAGCATCTCTACCAGGATTAGAGTGTTGTGCACCATTTCCACCACCACCAGTACCACCATCTCCAGCGGGATAAACTGGGTCAGCAGCACCACCTCCACCTCCAGCGTAAGTTACTGCACCACCTGTTATTGAATTAGCTAAACCATTTCCACCAGCACCACCATAGGGTTGAGCACCTGCTTGACCTGCTTGTCCAGCACCGCCTCCACCTCCACCACCATAAGCTCCCGGGGTACCGGGTAATGCTGGTGCACCAGCACCACCATCATTTCCTTGTCCAGGAGTTGCAGAACCCCCAGCACCACTGGCATATCCACCTCCTCCACCAGAACCACCGGCTCCTCCAGCAGGTCCACCAAAACCACCTCCATCTGAGGTTACTGTTGAAATTTCTGCTCCAGATATAACACTATCTACACCAACAGTACCAGGACCAGCAGGACCTGATCCTCCTGAGGCTCCTCCACCACCAACTGTTATTGTATAAGTTTCTCCTCCAACTAATGTAATAGCACTTCCTCCATAATTAGTTAAAAAACCACCACCACCACCGCCTCCTGCGTTACCATATGCACCTCCGCCACCACCAGCTATAGATAAATAAGTAGCATCATAAGGTGCAACTCCTCCACCAGAACCAAATCCTAAAACTTGATAGCCAAAAGATTTACCTCTTCTTGGTTGTATATTTGTTGAACCCTTACCTGATGTGGTAAGTTTAGTTTTTAAATCTCTCATATCTAAATACCTTATGCGTCGTTCGCAGCGTCAGTAGTATAAAATAATTTAATTCCTAATACTCGTGCTTCACCTGTAAAGGTATCACTACCGTCTGCTGCATCTCTGTAAAGTTGAAAAAACGTTTGATCATTGTCAGCTGGAGATCCGGCAATTGTCATTGCAGAACTAGCTGAAGTCATTTGCACGTCTTCCACAGTTCCTATTCCAGCGTCTGTAACTTCTATAGCTGTTCCAAAAGCTACATCGGCTGTGTCGCCTTCAGTACAGCTGACACCTTGAAGACCAAAAATACAGTTATCCGTATTCGTAGTACTTGGACTCCAAAAAACTTGATAGGTTACTGTTCCTAAATCCCATGATTTTGGCATCGCAATAGCAAACTGTGCATATTGTGCTGTATCTGCATCAAAATCTAAAACTTTTAATTCAGGTCGAAGTGCTGTTGTTTCAACCG